ATAGAAAGAAAGAAGCAGAAGAGAAGATTTACGCACTCACGCACCAAGTTAAATTAACTAGAAAGTTTCTCGGTGAAATTGCAGGTAGTATGAGTTGAGGAAGTAAAATGAGTTGGCAAGATATAATCAAGAATGAAGAAGATGACATGTTCTCTACTGCAAGAGTAGATAAAATATACAAAGAAGCAAATAAATGGTTAGACCACACTATTCAGAAAGTAGAACTGATAAAAAGAATCATCAATTCTGAGGAGGGAGAAGTCGGAGATGAATATCTTAAGGAGATAAAATCACTTTCTAGAATGGCAGAAGAGATGGTAGACAGAGCATTTGGATACGGTGGTGCTGATGACTATGATAGTGCATATGATACAACCTTCGACCAAAGGGCGTATGAAATGTCTCAGGCTGATAGAACAAGGTGATTGAAATGAGTTGGCAATCTATCCTTCTGAAGGAATCAGGTTTACTCTCTAAGGTAAAGCCAAAGCAGAAGAAGCGAATCAAGAAATTGTTGCAAACATCTCAACCTACAGAATATATGGGTCAAGATTTGACTAAACTCAGTTCCCTCCTATCTGAGATGAAGAAACTCGATTTGGTAAAATCCGATAAGAATCTTCAGAAGAAATTTGAGGAATTTGAGGAAAAGAATCTGGATATTGTCTCTTCAGCCGCAGAATTAAGAAAAGAGTATGAGACTCTTTACAGACAATTGAGACAAATGATTTATCCCAAGAAAAAGGGAGATTTACAGAACGGAGTTGAGGAATAATGACATTGAATTGGAAACTAAGCCTAAAGGAAGCACTCAAGGGTGATTTCAAAATGATGATAAAGCAAGACACAGACGCACAAGCCGAGGAAGCATCATGACCGAAGAAAATGAAGAGATAGTTATGCTTCTGAAAGCACTTGTCGATAAAGTGAAGGCTCTTGAAGAAGCGGTCTATCACAAGGATAATCTACTAATGAAGTCAGGCTATGTCGTGGTGGATTCTCCTACCCCTCAAATTGCCAACAAGACTACTGCTGGAATAACTTCAGATGTTGGTGACATGAAGTGGGATGACATTCACAAGATGATAGGTGAGATACAATGAGTTGGAAAGACATATTGAAGGAACTATCAGATTATGAGAGAGCAGTGGCAGAAGAGTTCGCTACTGATGAAGACATGGAAAGACCGGAAGAGGATTCCAATGTTGACGCATGGATAGACAATATGATATCGAGGCAAAGACAATTACAGGAGGCACAACAATGAGTTGGGAAGACACAATAAAATCACCATACGGAATTCATGGTCGAAGTGGTGACTATGGCATGGAACAAGCAGTAAGGGATATGGTCATGCAACTAAATGAGTTGGAACATGACATAGATGATATTCCTGATGAAAGGAGAAGCGCGGTTCAACAAGCATTTGAAGCAGCATCAAAGGCACTAGATAATTTGAGAACAGTAATGGGATGATATTATGCCGGAAAAAGTAACAAGAGAAGAGAAGCAAGTCGAGATTGCTATATTGAAAGCAAAGGAGATAATTCAAGAGGCGAAGCATTTGGGCATTCTTGAATTGGATGAGCCATCATTGGGGGAGGACTTCAAGGTAAAGCGTCCAAAGAAGAACCCTGCTGAGGTTCCAATCCCAAAGACTAGCAACATCGAAGGCAAGGAGAAGAAAGAGAATGATGGCAAGTTGAAGAAGGCCATGACCATACTCAAAGCCGTTAAAGTTCTGAATGATGCCATCGCAAAGAAATATGGAATCAACACCAAAGTTACTGACCCAACCGAGACTAATCCGGTTTGGGAGCAAGAAGGTGGTGCGCCTGATTTTGAAGAGGGCCATATAGATGAGAAGGAAATGCAATCTATTGTTGATGAGATTGGGAATGCTATGGATACTCTACAAAACAATGTTAAGGAACTACAAAATAGTGGACAGATGGATAGTCAAATTGCTGCCGAAATAGATGCTCATCATAAAACATTGAGTAGATGGGCGCAAGATTTGAAGGAGTCAACGATGGGGGCATCTGCTACACCCACTCAGCAATCATGAGGTGAATATGCCTCAGTCTGGTATAGAGTTTGAAAAGAAAGAAAGCGCAATGACAAAGCGTGTTCTTGATTTTTTTGAGAGAGTGCGTTATGCATATCTCTCAGCAAAGGAAGACCCTGAAGAGTATCGGTCAAAATGGGTCAAGGCCATTGAGGACATTAAAGGAGAGTTTGATGATATATCCGACTTCTCTAGAGAATTGAAAGAATATCTGAAGGAGAAGGTCTTGTTTTCTGATGAGGCAAAAGACCCAACTACCAGACAAGCAAAGGAAGTTTTCGATTCCATCAAAGAAATGCGCTTTGAGTCCAAAGGGGTTAGTGACCCATTCTCCAAGCAACTCGGTGATGATGTCATACCAACACTATTGAAACAAAAGCACATCTTTGCTGCATTCATCCATTATGCATTGCGTTCTCATTCTAATGCCCTGCCTGAAAAGGCTTGGCAGAAATACAAATTACCAGCAGATAAAATCACGCAGGGATTCATGGGTTTAGATTTAGAAGAGAGTGATATTCCTATTTACATTACTGAGCATTATGGTAATGATGAGACAGACAGTAGGAGAATCAAATCCAAATTCAAGGAAGCCCTCAAAATTCTGGAAGAGGTGTTCAATGGACAATACGAGGAGGAGGATTGGGAACACTTAGTTGAATTAGATTTGCAGAAATCAGAAAAGAGTGAGGACGAGAAATCCGAAATTGATTTCATTGTCCCTAACAAGCCTCTGTATCGCATCTTTGAGATTGGAGATTTGAAGAAACTGAAGGGCTTTACCGGAGAGTGGGTAGTCCAAGAGAAATACGATGGAATGAGAATACAGATTCACAAGATAGATGGTGATGTCAAAATCTATTCCTACAATGAGAAGGATATCACCGATAAATGCAAGGCACAAGTAGAGCAGATGGAGAAGAAGCATTTCGGTGATTGCATTTTGGATGCAGAACTTCTACTCTTCAAGGGGGATGAGGCTCTACATAGGGCATCTACTGTTAGTCATGTTTTCAAGAAGGAAACAGAAGGAACAAGATTACGAGCGCATGTTTTTGACATAATGAACCACGAAGGGAAGTCAATTGCAGATGAACCATTGAAGGAGAGAATAAACATTCTCTTCTATCAATATGGGCAACATTCCTCGGAAGACCTTGCATTCCCATCTAAGAAAGATACTAGGCTTGCTGACTCCATTGATGAGGTTGAGGAATATGCGAATAAAATTATGGAGATGCCTACTTCTGAAGGAGTAGTCATCAAGGACATGGAATCCACCTATTACATCGGTAATCGCAAGAATCCAAAATGGGTGAAGTGGAAGAAGTTCGTAGACTTGGATGTCATCGTCTTGGAAGCCAAGAAAACGAAAAGTAATCTACATTCATATTCTTTGGGGATTGGCCCTCTAAGTGGGGAAGAGTCTAGAGAATACAAGACCAAGGAACTTGAAGGTAAGTCGTATCTTCCAGTAGGCAAGGCGATGAATACGAAGGCCAAGGTAAAGGTTGGTGAAATCGTTAGAGTCAAGGTTGATGAGGTAAAGAAGGGGAAGAAGGACTTCAAGTTGATTTCTGCTCAAGTGATAGAATTACCCGAAGTCGATACAACAGATAAGATTGAGACACTTGAGGAATTGTCTACTAAGACTAAGAAGGCATTGGAAGGAGGGAGTGTTGAGTATGTCTTCGGGGAGAAGATAGGAGATTTGTTCCGTCCTGATACAGGCTTGGAGAAATCCCTATACATTACGGATTTCATTCATGGTGAAGCAGAAGTAATACTAAAGGGAGAATTAGATGGTTTCACTATTTATGGATTCAAGGGAGATTCTCTAATGGCTCAGAATGCATTGCACGATATTGAGAAGTGGAAGGATGACCTTAGTGAAGTGCTGAAGTCAAAGCGTTCTGAATTGAGAATAGGAATTCGCAATGAAATTATCGAAAGAGGCAAGGCGTTGAATATCGACAAGATAGAAGAGTTTGTCATAGAGAACTATCCTAAGACATATGACGAGTTGTTCAATTCAGATGATGGGCGATTGATGTCTTGGCTAAAGCAACAGGAAGACCTGACTTATCGCCATCCCAACAAGTTTGACTCCAAGCAAGATGTTCTTGAGAAGGATGTTGAGATAAAGAAAAGGCGAAACGCCCACAAGTTTGACGACAAATCAGGTAATCTCGGTGAGTTCTCTTTAGTCTTAACAGATGATGGAAACTTGAATTTTGTAATTAATTATAGAGATAAGAAAATGGCATGGTTAATGGATATAGATGATAGCGAGGACATATACAATTTATTTGGTAAGTCTGGTAAATTCCCTGCTAAGGTTTTAGACAAAATAGGAACCCCTAAGAGGACTATAGATAAAGGAGAAATTGAGATAGGTGTTCAAAAAGATGGGTATCACGAATACAGATTAGATGGTAATAAATTCCAGACTCGATTGCATATACGAATAGTCCCACTTAATGAGCAAAAAAGGTGGTTAGCATGGACTGGAAAGAAGCAAGAAATGTTAGACCGCAAGGCAGATGATGGGATTTGGAACATTACTGAAGATAAATATGCAGATGTCGAATTACCCCCATCTGAAGATGAATCACAAAACGAAGACGCTAAATAGTAAGAAGAAAAGGTGAAAAAAGTGTTACTGCAAAAGAAACAACACATTACGGAGGATAAAAGCGGGAATTTTCAGATACTGAAGTCTGATAATCTAGTCATTGGTGGTTATGCATCCATAGAAATAGTAGACAAGCAAAATGACCTAATCACACTAAGCGCATTGAAAGAAGCAGTAATCAAATATATGGAAGAGAGGAAATTCAGAAACGTAATGTCAAACCATTCAAATGTTCAAGTCGGGGAGGTAATAGAAAAATACCGAGATAAAAACGGAAATCTACACAAAACAGAAGTGGATGACGTTGGATTCTATGTAGTAATCAAGATGCGTGATGACATCGAGAAGGCTAAGGAAATCTCAAGAGGTATCAGAAAAGGAACGCTTCGGTCTTTCAGTATAGGTGGACAGGCAATCTCAAAGAAGCAAAAAAACAATTCTGAATTTGGACAATACAACGAAATAGATAAACTGGAATTACATGAAGTTACAATCTGTGAAAAAGGAATAAACCCGGAAGCGAAATTCGACATTTTGAAAATGGAGGAAAAGAAAATGAGTGAAAAACTGGAAAAAGCACTTGGCGAGTTGAATGATTTGGTAGCCCAAATCGGCGGCATCGACAAGGAAGATGACGTAAGAAAGGAAGCGGAGTATATGGACACCGATGAGGAAATGGATGACCTCGACCTAGAAGAAGAAGGTGGTTCCGAGGATTTGGAACTGTCTGATGATGAGGGTGAGGCTGATGACACCGAGGAGAAGGCTCTTGACGAGGATGAGACAAGAGAATTTGAGGCTGGCGAGGAAGTAGTTAGTGGCGGAAGGCCAACTTCTGCACCTGCTGCACTTGGAAATGTCAACAAGGGATTAGAGGCCACCGATTTCCCAACTCTCAACTTAACTGCTGAGAATGTCGAGAAGGCATATGAGCAGTTCAAGGCCGAGCAGTTGGAGAAGAGGGCTTTGGATGAACTTCAGAAGACCTTCTCAACTCGCTTAGAGGAAGAACTAGCCGTTAAGAAAGCAACCGCAGAAAGAGCCGAGTATGATGCTCGTTCAGATGTTGCTGGTCTAAAGGCCGAGTTCGCAGAACTAAGGAAGTCCCTCTCCGAGAAGGACGATGATATTCGCAAGGCAAGGGAAGTAGCATTTAGCCTCCCTGAAGGAATACCAACCGATACTGAAGCGGCTGCTGAAGTATCATGGGATGATATTCACAACTTTGCAAGAAACATGAACAGGAGTGATTAAACATGACAGGATATATACGAACGATGAAAGATTTGGAAGCCGCAACATACGGCGTCCGAGGAGAGAGCGGTAATGCCCTACTGAAGGCTGGTGGAGTTGTTGGAGGTTTCGGAACCCCCCACGATGCTGCATCAAACCCCTTTACGGCAGCATCTGGTCTAGGCGACCTATACAACCTGCTTTACGGGCAGAAAGTTTGGTCGATGCTAAACCAAGAGGTAAACCCCCTCTCAATGATTGCAAAGAGGCCATACACATCATCTGGTTGGAGAGTTCTAAAGGCTCGACCAATGGGTGGTAGCGGTTCTGCTTTCGCAGTAGGGTCTAACGATGTAACGAAGACCATGACATCTGCCCAAGCAGCAGCACCAAAGCCTGACCAGATTGGCGGTCAGCCTGAAAATGCGGCACTAGGGACTGCTCCCTTTACTGCAATGGCTCCCGAATACACGAAGTTGTATGTCAGCCCAAAGACGATTGCTCATCTATTTGAGTTCTCGGAACTTGGTATGGAGATGGCTGCTATTGATGACGGTGTTGGAGATATACGCTCAATCGTCCGTGAGGACATGGGTAAACTCCACGCTGAGGTTCAGAGCAAGATGCTTCTGATGCCTCTTGAGCAGTATGACCAAACTGGAATTACCAACATGGATAGGAACTACACTTCTCTGATGAAGATAGTTTCGTCTGCACAGGAAATCGGGAAGATGATGGAGGCTGACCTCCTAGTGACTGCTGGACAGGACAACGATGCAACCGCACCTGCGGCTGACGTTGGAAACATCTTCGGAGATGCTAGGGCAGTAACCAAGACCGGAAGTAGCGGTTCATACGTCTACACCGGAACTTCTTCGTTCCTAGACGCTGAGGTTGATTTTGGTGGTTCATACGAGACTGCGGCAGATGCGAGGATTCTAACTCTAAGCATCCTAAATGACATGATTAGGAGAATCAGGCAGAATGGCGGTAACCCGAAGGTTATCCTAACTGGATACGATACCATTCAGCATCTATCTGACCTCCTACAGTCGCAAGAGCGATTCATGGACAGGAAGGAAATCGTGCCTAGCCACAACGGAGTCCGTGGTGTGAAGGGTTCAGAAGTTGGTTTCAGAGTAGCGACCTACTACGACATACCCATCATCCCTGCAAAGGATATGCCTTCCACCGGAAGCAACACGACTAACACCCTAAGCGACATACTGATGCTAGATACAGACCATCTGTGGCTATCAGTCATGAAGCCAACGCAATACTTTGAGGATGGAATTACTTCAGGTAACCCATTCGGTGTTGGAACTCTGGGGAACCAAGGCATGTATCGAACAATGGGCGAGACATGCTGTTCCTTCTTCAAGGGCCAAGGAAAGATTACGAACCTAAAGAGTGCTTGATTGGGGTTGATTAAATGACACACACAACTGTCATCCACACCAATCACTTGGGACTTGCTGCCTCTAAGGTGCAAGGCCAAGAGTATGTGGTCGATGCTACTATCGACATCAGCACATACACCGCACAAGGAGAAGTAGTGACTGCATCGGAACTAGGTCTTAGTTTCCTCAACTGCGTCTTGATTACCGGGCGAGAAGTTGATACAAACCATAAGACCCTGAATGATGTGGTGGTGAAGATAGCCGCCGAAACCGGAGTATACGAAAGCAATACGTCTTTCAAACTGGTTAGCACTATTTCCGCTAGTGGAAGCGTTGGAGCAACTGACGGAACCACAGGCGCAGTAAGAATACGCGCATACGGAAACCTTTGAGCAAACGTAAAGTAGTGCCTTCTTGCCCTAGTAAGATAGGGCAAGGGGCATTACCCCTTGTCTATAGGTGAAAACATGGCGAAAGTTAGGTTAAGAAGAAGCAGAGCAAATACCCCGCTTATCTTACAAGGAAAATACGAGATAACGACCAGATTTACGGAGATACCCTTCAGGGCGGCTCGTAGATTGATTGGAGATTCAGGCGTAGTAATTGAATGGACGGAAAAAGACCGCCGAGAAATAAAGAGTCTCCCAGACTCTAAGCAAAATAAATTTGCTAGAGCATTAGGTATGCCTGAAGGATTACTTATGGGAGAGGCCGCTTACAGAAGAAAGGATAAGAAAGCAAAGAAAGAGGCCAAGAAAGAAACCCCACCTCCGGTTGTAGAAGAAGTAAAGGAAGAAACACCTGCTTTGGAACCACTTCCTCCTAAACTAGAGGATTTGACGGTTAAAGAACTAAAGAAACTGCTAGATGTTAGGGAACTATCTACGGAAGGTAAAAAAGCAGATTTGATTAAGCGACTATCGGAGGAAGGCTAATGGGAGGATGTGCTGGTAGTGGAGTTAAAACTGCTGATGCAGTTGTTCATGTAGGTAGATGCGCTCTACAGGGGATTAAGGCTACAAATGCATCTGGTTCTACATTCACGGTTCAAGTATGGGATTCAGCAACTGCGACCACCTCACAAAAGGTAGAAGTTGCTAGGATGGTTTTAGCCGCAAATGGTTCATTAGAATATGATATGCATGGTCGCATATGCGCTGAGGGACTATATGTTGATGTTACTGGAACCGGAACCTATTCCTTGGAGTGGTTGTGATGCCAAGCATTGACACAGATACAAGGCTAGTAATGACTATCCTATTCGTTGGGGCAGTAAGTGGCTCTAACATATTCTGGTATTCACAATACGGAATTACCTTCCCTTATGGGGCATTTGAACATGCCATTCTCTTTGGGATTCTAACTGTTGGAGGCATCATGTGTCTCAAGGCATTCTTCGACCTGTTCATGAATGACTACATCGAGGAGTGGCTACTACAAAGAAGAATAGATTCCTATTGGGCTAGAAAGGCTAGAGAGGAAGATAACAGGAAGAGAGTAAGAGATTCAATGAGACAGTTCAATCAGAATTTCAACCTCGCAACTCCTCCCGCATATGGTGATACCAACTTCCCTAATTTACCATTGGTAAAGCCGGAAGAGAACACCGTAACCCCTACATTTTTGACACCTATCCAGAATGAGTAGGTGTAAACATGGTAAGTGAAATCCTATTTGGGATGGATGAATCCACTCTCGCATATGATTTACAGAGAGCGCATTCGGCTGATATCTGGTTTCTAAGGGCTAGATTTTGGTTTTGGGGCATAGTTGGTGGTTTGACCAGTTTCATATTAGGACAGGCTATGGCTATACTTGGAATCAATACGCTCTCACTTGCTTGGAATGGCTTAGTGGATTTCTGGAATCATCTGTGGTGATACCTTGTCAGTAATGGCGGGGTTCGCCATACTGCTTGTCGAAGGAATCAATAAGATTTACCAACGCTTACATGCGATTAATTTCGGCGTATATGGTGCTAGTAAAGTCGGAAAAACAACATTGCATCATCAATTGAGAACTAGAGGAGAAGTGCCTACTATTCTAAACAGAACAGAAGGCAGACATAGGGCCACAAGAAAATATGTCAAATTAGATGGAGATGCCCACACAGTCAAAACTGCTGACATTGGTGGAGAGACTGTCTATTGGAATGAATGGATTGAAGATATGAGGACTAGAAGGCCGAAATACATCATATTCATGCTTGATGACAGACACATGGATAAGCACTATGATATCGAACAACAATTATGTTGGACTTTTCTAGTGGATTCAATCTGCTCTCCACATTGGCATATAGGTAATAAGAAGAAGAAAAAACGCGACCATGACTTTCCTATTGCAATAGGACTATGGGCGAACAAGTTTGACTTATGGAAAGACAAGTATGAATTTAATGGGCCTATAGAGAAGCATCCCATTTTTGACTCATTTAGAAATGGTATGCAGAAGTTAAATGACAAGGGAATTCCATGTTTCAAATACATTGTAAGTGCCAAATCTGATTCAGAAATGGTATATAGGGGAATCCTAACAATGATAAAGGATTACTGAGCGAGAAGGTTAGATGTCAATACAATACCAGCCATCAAATCTTTTGGAAATAAGCAATAACGGGGCAAATCCATTCCTCGATAGATTGGATTCTGCTAGGGCTGCTGGCGCAATAATGCCCTATGATTACAAAAGCACCAAGCCTAAAAAGCAATTGAAAGAAATAGTAAAGGTTCTGAAACCGGAAACTAAAACATTCTTGAAAGTCCCATACAGATTCAAGTATAATATCAAAGATAGGTGTGTGATTTGTGGGACACACAAAGTATGGGATGGTTCGGATTCAATGCGACCACCTTTGCCACTTCATAAAGTGAGAAAGGGATATCCAATGAGAGGAACTTATTGTGACAAACATGCTTCTATACACAGGCAATATGAGATGTTAGAACAACAAATTCTAGCAGAAGAACATGGACTTTCATTCAGCGCATACATCCCTTCTGCTAAGAGTTTGAATCCTGTAAACCTAGTAAGTTCCGCACCCTTGACAACATTAAAGCAAACTGACATACAATCCCTTTCAGCAGTAGGATGGGTAATCAAACCACCCCAAATCGGCAGTTCTTCAAAAGAAGAGGAACTTTACAAGTTATTGATAGAATCTGAAGCAGTCAGTTCACGAATGAAAGCATTATTGACTGAAGGCGTAGTCGTGAAGGATGTAGAAGCAGATGCGACTACTGAAGAGGAGGAATCATAATGGGATTGTTTGGAACTAGTAACTCAACCTTAATGACACAAATGAATCAAAACCAGCAAGGCCAATTCAAGGCTATCAATAACTTGCTAACACTACAGGAGAATCATGTTGAAGATTTCTTCCAGTATCATGGAGAGACTTTCCTAACGGCTTTGGCACAATTAATGGAAGATGTTACGCAAAAGGTATTGGGCCAAATGCTACCTAAATTGAAATTTGTCACTAACACAAATGGAGACATGGAAATATCTAGTGATGCATTGACGGAATATGCAACCATAACTGCGGAAAACATACAACTTGATTTGCAAAATCTATTGGCTTCTGCAATTAATAGCGAAGTGATAATGCAAAGAAGAATGGCCAAGCAACAGTATCTTGAAGCACAGGGCTTCCAGACACCCGCACAGTCTACTGGCACAGGACTACCGAATAGTGGTGGTTTAGACCCCAGTATGATACAAGGAGGTAATGCATCGGTGGGAATGAATAACCAAATGAACACTCAGATGATGGCAATGAATAACCAATCCGGTTATCCAATACCACCATCAGGATATGACAATATGAATAATCCCTATTGGATTGACCCAATGACGGGTCAACCAACATACACCCCACCGTCAAGCGGATTAGGTTTGGGCCAAGCATTATCCAAGGGAGTTGCTTGGGCTAAGTGGCTTGCTTAGGAGGGGGCGTAGTGGATGGATATTCTAATTGATAGAAATATCAAGGGTTTAGAGCATCTAGAATATTCACCGACTTTACGACCTGCGGATAAAAAACGAGATTTTGAATCTCTCTTTAAGCACCAACCTATCTTCAGATATTTTTGTGCCTACCCATTTCATGGCATAGTCCAAAACCCAACTAACAAAATGAGAATGGCACATAGGACAGTTCGTATTATCTTACAATTAGATGCAGATGATGTAGAAGGGGCCTTTGATGAAGACGAATTTGATTCCCATTTAGAGACATATTTGAGACTGATACAAAGAGAACCAATTTCGACAATCCTCCTACACTTAGAAACAGAACAATTTCTAAAGAAAGGAAAGGGCAAAAATGCATATCTTTCCATACCTATGAAAAGAAAAATGAGACAAAAAGATATCACATTCAGGAATCTAGAATCACAAACAGTCCGAGATGAGTTAGTTGGTTATAGATATGAGAAAGGAGCATTAATTCCTACTCCAAAAACAGGGGAATCGAGTAAACGACCTGTTTCCGATGCAGAGAGGGAAAAGGTGTATTCCAAGAGAACTTCTGATTTTATGGATGCTTTCGATAAGAATTATGCAGTTATTATTGAAGATAAACTGAAAGAATACCTAAAGATTGCAAATACTTCCCAAGAAAAAAAGGATGGCACAATCAGCACGAAGGCTATCACAGTTCAATTAGATACCAAGGAGTATTTCAGAAAGTTATTCATTAAGAATGGCTTTGGCGATTTTAATGACCCTGATGAATTCTACTTCGGGTTAAGAGGAACCGATACAGATGAGCCAACTTCAAGGGATGAGAAAACAGACGAATACCTAGATATTGCTGCTGAAGTAACTGGTGCTGAAAAGCAGATGCAAGAAAAGGAAGCGCATAATTATCTCTTAGGAAGGGAAGACTTTACTGAAAAGGGAGAAGATGATATTAGAAGAGAAATCTCACAAGAAACTAATATCAAGGAAGATGATGTCACTTTTGCTCAAATGGCTTACCACTTAGACCCAAATTGGAGAGCAGAATATATGGAAGCCAAAGATGGGGGTGAAGATGATAAGGGCTTTTGGGGAGAAGAAGCAAGACAAGAAAGAATTGACGAGGCTACAAAGATGCTTAAGGCATTCATTCGGAAAGCAGCCCCTACAAAAACAGATACTGCATTAGCGACAATGGGCCATAATATCACAGGCAAAGATACAAGGAACTTCTTCATCAGGGACTTTGATGGTAAGAAGAAGATATACAATACCATAGAAGAATTCCATGAAGCATTAGTTGATTTCAAAGACAATGAATTTACAGTTAGTGAGATAGAAGATATGCTCAAAAAGGAATTGGATTCCAAGAAACAAAGCAGATTAAAGACTCAACTCAAAGCATATCTAACTCCGAAAAATAATCTATTAGAAGTTGGGAATGCTGAAATTGAAATTCACATGGATGTGACTAAACTAGAAAGTCCTGAATCATTGTTACGCTATATCATGTCAGACAAACAATGGGGTGAGAAACCCTTTGATGAAGGGCCGGATGATAAGTCCACTCCTTATGAAAAAGAAAAGAATTCTCTCAAGAAAAGAGCGCAATTAGTCTTCAAGGAAATTAGGAATGTAATGGAAGTGATTAATGCAGATGGAGATAAGCCGTATTTGCATGATTTCATGACTATGCTATTTGGTAGTCAGGTTGGCCTATTTGAAAAGGTAATTAATTCTGATAGTCTAGAGAATGTAACAAAATACCCTGAAGAAAGGAATAGT